TAAATACTAAGGTGACAGACGAAGAGTGCGACGCTGTCCATGAGTACCACCAAAACTATACTGACTATGAAAAAATTGTTAGTAGACTAAATGAAATTATAGCTAGGAATATTAAGACTGCTGAAGCAGAGCATGGTATAACTATTGCGTATGATGGGTGCAGTTATAGAGTAAAGAAATAAAACAGACTGACTAGTCGGATTGGGAAATCTTAACAGGGTTTCCTAATCTCAACTTTTCAACCTAATCTGTAATTTTCAACTTAATATTGGACGGGGGGTATTAATAACTAAAAGAAGCGTACACATAATCCCCTAATATTTTTCTAATATTTTTTTTAAGGTAACCTTACTTCGGGTTCCCTAATATGTAGTGGGGGTAGGGTTCCTTACGTAAGGTTACCCTAATACGAGTACCCTAATAGGGTTACCCTAATAAGCTAGCCCTCAAAACTCTTGTTTAAAGATAAGGTATTATAGGGCCCTTGTCAAGGATTATTAATCCCTTCTCTCTATAAAGTAATCTTTTAAAGTAAAAACGCAAAAAGTTCTTGGAACTATAAAGGTAATGTTAATAACTTGTGGGTAACTTAATTACACACAGGAGAAGTAATGTCCGATAAAGAACAAACAATAAAGATAGTGCACAATGAAAAAGAATACGAATTCCTACTTTCAGAGGTGTCACAAGAAGCACAAGCACAATTTCAACGAGCTAATCAGCTTTCAGGGAGTTGTTTAAAGGTAGAACAAGAACTAACAGAGCGTAGATTTTTAATCAATAACTATGTTAAGTTCCTTGTTGATGAACTAAGTAGTAAAGAATTAGATGATGCTAGCCACGATAAACCAGAAAAATAATGGAACTCAATGAAGCACTACACCGCCTTAAACATATCGTCTTAAAACTAAAAGACGCAGAAATTATGGCACCAAATCCCGTAGTTCTAGAGTACGTAATTGAATTATTCGAAATCATTACAAATATAGAAGAGCCTGAAATGATAGATGAAGACAAATTTAAGGAGATTTTTCATGGCACAACCAAAGCAGAAGCTTAAACGAGCAATAGTATTCCCCGATATACACTTTCCTTTACATGACGAGAAAGCATTATCGTGTGCACTACAAGCAATAGGAATAGTAAAACCTGAGATTTATATCAATATTGGAGATGTAGGAGAGTGGCATAACTTTTCAGCATGGAAATATAAAGGTAAGAAGCTACCTTCATTGGAGTTTCAACTACCCTATTGCGACCAAGACATTGATGATGTAAACGAAGGATTAGATAGAATTGATGCTGAATTAGATAAGCATAAAGTTGAAAAAAGATATATGCTACAAGGTAACCATGAAATATGGATGGATAACTTTGTAGACAAGTATCCTTATATGAAAGACTATACGTTTCCTAAAGCGTGTAGAATAAAAGAGCGTGGATACAAATACTATGAATACAATGTTCCTTTAAAAATTGGAAAGATTAACTTTCTTCATGGTGCTTATGCAACTACATACCATGCTAAAAAACATCTCGAGACATATGGAGCCAATATTATGTACGGGCATACACATGACGTACAAAGACATACACTAACAAAACTTGATGCAGGAACTATAGGAGCGTGGGGAATTGGATGTCTTAAAGATATGTCTCGAGAAAAAAACAAGTGGCTACGTGGCAGACTACACAACTGGAACCACGCATTCAGTATTATTACTTGGTTTCCTAATGGAAACTTTCAAGTGGAAGTCATTGAAATTGTTAATGGCAAGTGCACTGTATGGGGTAATCTTGTTGAAGCCTAATGCATAAAAGGATTATTAAAGGTGTACCTCGTTATGTATTTAAAGACGAAAAAGAATTTCGTTCTATCTTTCCTGACGCAGCACTAGTTGAAGACTGGAGAAAGGGACAAGAAAACGATTGGGTTCTTACTGACGATAACCAAGTCACACAAATACTCAAGTTAAAAAAAATGAAGAACACGCATATCAGAGCATATGATGACTACTTCATTACATTGCTTGGCCCATCATTTGGTTCTGGAAAGATGGGTGGAGAACCAAAAAAAGATTATCATTCTTTTATGAAGAGAACAAACGTAGAAGAAAAACCATTAACATGGAGAGAGATACGATTTGTTAAGATGATTGCTCATGGTGAACAACCAATGCAAGCATACTTAGACTGTTTTGAAACTAACAATGAAAAAACAGCAAAGATTAAATCGTCTGTACTCCTAAAACAAACAAGGATAAAACAAGAAGTGGAAAAAGAAATAGAAGAACTGCTAAGTGATATTGGTATTGATAAACGATGGACACTAGAGCAAGCAAAAAATATTGTTGAAAATGAAGAAACGTCTGATGCGGTAAAGTTGCGTGCATTAGAAAATTTTATGAAGATACAAAGTATGTATCCAAAAGAAACAAAAAGCGAATCACTACTATTAGGACAAGCCTTTACTGGATTTAGTAAAGAAGAGATACTAGAGATGAGTAGTATGAAATTAGTTAAAGATGGAAAACAAAAAGATTAACATTATTCCTCCTCCGTCTGTAATGGCAGAGCGTGATGAAGTATTATCTAAAGCATACAAAGATTTAATATTCTTTGGTCGTGTATTTCTACCTCAAGACTTTTTACATAAAAGTGAAAGTCCTAAGTTCCACTACGACCTATCTAAGAAATTGATAGCACATAAACCTGGAGCACGTATTTGTAATATCATTCCTCGTGGTATGGGGAAAAGCATTCTAGCTAAATCTGCTATTATGCACAAGTTTCTATTTGCTGAAACAGATAAGCAGAACTTTGTGGCTTGGGTATCAGAAGAACAAGGACAATCTGTTGACCATTTAAAATATATACGACACCACTTTGAAGAAAATGAAATGATTCGTTATTACTTTGGTAATATGGATGGAGGTAGTGTAGGGAAACGATGGACAGAAAAAGATATTATTACTCCAAAAGGAGATAGAATTATTGCTAAAGGTTCTGCTCAAAGATTGCGTGGTCGTGCAGAAGTAGGTGTGCGTTACACTGGAATTATTCTTGATGACTTTGAATCAGAGCTAAATACAAAAACTCCTGAAAGAAGAGGAGAACTAAAAAAATGGATTGTATCTACAGTATACCCCTCACTAGAAGAAACACCTGGTAGTGAAGGTTGGATTTGGTTGACTGGTACAATCGTACATTATGATTCATTCTTGCAAAATATTCATGATGGTGTTAGAGATGCACGTAAGAATAATCGTAGCTATCCTTGGGATGTAACATTCCATAGAGCTGTTGAAGATGGAGTTCCTTTATGGCCTGAACAGTTCTCTTTAAAGAAATTAGAAAATAAAAGAAAAGAATTTATTGAAGCAGGGTTAGTTAATAAGTTTGCTCAAGAATATATGAATGATGCTCGTGACTCGGCATCAGCTGCCTTTAAAGTTGATAGAGTTCAGTATTATAACCATACTTTTGAAGTAAGAAACAAGTATACTTACTTAGTTGATGACAAAGAAGCAATTCCAATTAATGTTTACATAGGTGTTGACTTAGCAGCAACTGCAACAAAAACCTCTGACTATCAAGTAATTTTAGTTATGGGTATAGATGCAAATAAGAATAGATACATTCTTGATTATTTTAGAGAAAAAATACCTGCCTTTGATATGGCAGAGCAAATTATTAAAATGGCAAGAGAATATTCTCCAGTAAGAAGAGTTAGCATAGAAACAGTAGCGGCTCAAGAAATGGTAAGAGATATGACAACAAGAATGTCTCATAAAGATAGAAGATTAATGCCAGGAATATTTAAAGGAGTTAAGCCTCCATATGGAATTAAAAAAGAAGATAGGCTAGAAACAGCACTTGGACCTATTGTTAATTCTAAAAAATTACATATAAAGAAACACATGACAGAAATCGTGGATGAGTTGTTTGAACATCCTAAACCAAAGAACGATGATTTAATGGATGCACTTTATTATGCAGATTATTTTGCAAAAGCACCTAGTAGTAGAGCTATAGACGCACAAAACTTTGCAGATAATCTAGAAAAGAAAGCAAATTTAAAAGTTAATAAGCTATATAATTGGATGAGCGGGTCTATTGACTAGAAACTTCTTGCCTAAGCAATGACAAATTTAGTAAATTTCAGCGTATAATTACATCCCTTTACAAAAAAATATGGAATACGACAAAAGAGCATCAGAAAACCGAGAACTTTTCGATAGGTATAAAAACGATAGACAAGCTTGGGAACTAGATGCTAGACAAGACCTTGACTTTTATCTTGGTAATCACTTTACTGAGTTTGAATCTCAAGAATTACAACAAAGAAATCAAGCTGATGTTCCTATGGATAGGATTTCTCCTGCAGTAGAACGCTTGAAAAGTATGCTAACTTCTAGGCCTCCTGTGTTTACAGTGGTTCCTAGAGAAGATTCAGACACTTCTTTAGCTTACTTATGGAGAGAAATTATGGGATTTGCGTGGCAAAACTCAGAAGGAGATGCACAGGTAAAGCAAGCTATACATGACTATTGTGTTGTAGGACTTGGATTTTTATACACATATATTGATTATGATTCTGATTTTGGTAAAGGAGATGTTAAGTTTTCTTACTTAGACCCTTTTAGAGTTTATGTTCCAGCGTCTTCAAGAGATAGATTCTTTTCAGATGCAGACAACTTAATATTGTCTACTATATTATCCGAAACACAAGTATTAAATTTATATCCAGAGTTAGGAATTAGTGTTGACCCAGAAACTGGAGAACAAATAGATAGACTTGTAGATAGTATAACAACATATTCTTATGACCAAGATTATCCTGACGCTGTTAATAAAACGTCTATGAACACTTATACGCCAGACACTGTTAGAGGATATACTGACTCAAATTATAAACGTTTTCAAATATTAGAAAGATTTACAAAAGTAAAAGTTGCTTTTTATAGACTAGTTGATAATAGTACAGGTCAAGAATTTATTGTAGATGAAGCAGACTTTAGAGTATTTATAGAAAATAATAAAGAAATGCTTCAAAAAGGACAGGTTGATATTGTACAAGTATACCAAAATAGAGTTAAAGTTATTGCTAGTATTGGTGAGGTAGTGTTGTATGAGACTGTGTTAAATACGGATGTTTACCCTATTGTACCTATAGCAAACGTTTGGACCCAAACTCCCTATCCTCGTTCTGATGTTTCTAGGGCGAGACCAATGCAACGATTGCTTAATAAGTTATGGTCTTTGGCACTATCTCACGCTCAAGCGTCAGCTGGTTTAAAACTTATGGTTCCTTTAGGAAGTGTAGAAAATATAGCTCAGTTAGAAAAAGATTGGGCAAATCCAAATGCGGTAATAGAAGTAGACTCTTCACAAGGAGAGCCTCACTATCCAGCACCGCAGCCTTTAACTGGAGAGTTTTACAGATTGATACAGCAATGTGAATTTTATATAAACTTTATTTTTGGTATTCCAGAAATAATGCAAGGTGTTGGTCAGCAACCACAAACAGCTAGAGGAACAGAAAGATTAATTGCTCTTGGTAGTGAAAGACCTAAATCAAAACTAAGAGATATAGAATTTAGTATTAAAAGATTAGGTAAAGTAATGTATAACTATGCTAAAACACATTACGATGTACCAAAATTATTAAGATTGGTTCAACCAAATAATGATATAACAGAAACAATGTCTCAAGTATATAGTGATAAGTCAAAAATCGTATTTGATTTAAAAAAAGAACAACACAACTTAGAGCAACATGATGTTGGTATTGAGTCTGGCTCAACACTTCCAACAAGTAAGTATTCTGAGCTTGCAGTATATATGGAAGCATATCAAATGGGTATTGTAGACCAAGTAGAAGTATTAAAGAAAAATCCAGATATATTTGATAAAGATGGAATTTTAAAACGAATGAACCAAAGACAACAAATGCAACAACAAATTCAGTCTATGGATGAAACAATAAAGAATTTACAGGGAGACCTGCAAACGGCAACAAGAGAATCTATATCAGATAGAAAGAGAACTGAGGTTGAAAAATTTAAATCTCGTCTCAATGATGTAGAATCTAACGCCAGTGCCGATAGGCGTATAAATAAAAACAAGTTAAACGACAAGGTGTTGCTTGAACTAGAGAAATTACGTGGAGAAATCAAAGTGATGGAATCCCAAATGCGTAGTTCTTCTCAACAAGACAAGACATCAAAGGAGTAATAATGAATAATGAAACATCAATAACCGATACTCAAGCTGTAGAATCCATGGATGGGGTTCAAGCAGAAGGTCAACAGGAAGGTACTTTACAAGGAGATGAAAGTATGAACTGGGAAAAAGAAGCTAAAAAGTTTCAGTCAATGTATGACAGAGCTGAATCTGATAAAAAGCATCTTGCTCAGTACAAACCATTAGTTGATTTGCTAGAGCAACGACCAGACCTCGTAGAAACCTTAAGAGATAATATTGTCGGAAATAGTGGTGATAAAAAACAAGCTGAAGCACAACAGCTAAACGAAGACGAGTTCAATCCGTGGGATGCGTATAATAAACCTGGTTCTTCATCATACGAATATCGTGTGGGACAAGAAGAAAACAGAATAAACAGTGCAGTGCAAAATGCTATGAAAGGTCAAGAGCAAAGACAGTTTTTAAATAATACTGTTAATAAGTTAAAGAATGAGTTTGGAATGCAAGAAAATGAAGTCCAAGAATTTATGGAATTTACTTCTGCACCAAAAGACTCTGTTCCTTTAGACAATCTAGTTAAGTTATTTAAAATGAATAAAGGTGAATACAAAGAACCTATTATTCAAAAGCTAGATACATCTAACCAAGCAAGAACCGCAGGGGTATTGCAAGGTGGAGCGGCTCCTACTAAATCTGAACAAGATGGAATGTGGGACCAAATTCTTAATGCAGCTCAGACTGGTAGCATTAGCAAGGGAATAAAACGTAAATAAATAAATAGGAGAATACAATGGCAATAAGCGGACAAATAAAGTCAACAAACTTGACTGCTGCTACTACTGCTGCTGATTATGGAGTTGCTCCAGATAGAAGAAGATTATATAACTTTTCTGATAGGATTGCTGAACTAGCACCTGAAGAAAGTCCTTTCTTCGTATACCTGAGTAAAACTGCAAAACTTCCTACGGATGATTCTTTGTTTCGTTATCTAGAAGATAGAACAAAGATTAATTATACAAGTAGAGAGTTTTTATTAAAAGGCGACCATGATGGTAGTGCAAATCAAACATCTGGAGATACAGTAGCTTTTACTGTAGACACAGCTGACGGAGCTGCAGTAGACTTCCTTGTAAAAGGAATGGTTTTTGCAGTAAGAACAAAAGGTGGAACAGCAGGAGATAATGACTATGCAAATATTATAGTTAGAGTTGAAACTGCACCCGTACAAAATTCTGCCGATACAACTTTCACTGGTAAAGTGATTTCTGTATCGAGTACAACAGGAACTGCTGAACAATTACTTGACGATAAAAAATGTCAAATAATTGGTACAGCATACGCAGAAGGTACTGGGTCACCAGACGTTTTCTCAGATAGCATGGAAGATAATTATGGGTATACCCAGATTTTCAAAACAGCTGCTGAGATTTCAAACACAGCATATGCAACACAACTACGTGGAGTATCTAACGAGTTTGAAAGAGTGTTAGCTCAAAAAATGAGAGAGCACAAAATCGATATGGAAAGAGCATTTCTTTTCAATCAAAAAGCAAAAGTAGGCGGAGTACAATACTCAGAAGGTCTAGTAGGTCACATCATTAAAAATAGTTCAGTAGTAGCTGGGTCAGCTAACTTGTCTTACGAGTCAGGTAAAGCATACTTTAGAAGTGCTGAAGCTTCAGAACTTACTTATGATAGACTATTATCAGACTTCGAAGTGTTGTTTGACCCTGCTAGAGGCGGAAGTAACGAAAGATTAGCATTAGCTTCTCTTCCTGTTATTTCTTTCTTTAACAAGATGGGTAATGGCTCATTTTCTGATATATCAACTGCTAGTACACAATACCAAATAAATATGGATGAACTATCAGGACAGTATGGTCACCAGTTAATGGAGATTAATACAGTTCACGGTTCAGTATTTTTAGTGAAAGAACCTCTATTTAGAGGACATTCATCTGGTATGATGTGTATGGCTGATATGAGTAAACTATACTACAGACCATTAGTAGGTAATGGAGTTAATCGTGATACTCAAGTTATGACAAATGTACAAGGTGCAGATGAAGACTTGAGAAAAGATATGATTCTTACTGAAGCTGGATTAGAAGTATGTTTACCAGAATCACATTACTTAATCAATCTAGAAGGAGTGGGATAACATGAGAAGTGATAAACTAAACGAAAACAGTGGAAACTATGGAAAGTTTGACTTCGTTGTAAATGCTAAAGATTTAGCATTTGCTTCTGGAAGATGGCAGGACTTAGTTAGAAACGCCGAGTTAACATCGTTAGCAGTTAATGATGCAACAGTAGACGCAGGAATCACATTAGTGAAAAACTACGAATACGTTTCATCTTGGACTTCAGATGCAGTATCAGCTATAGTATTACCAAAGGCGGAAGCTGGGGTATTTATAGCTTGGGTTAATGTAGCAGACGCTGATGGAGCAAGTGCTATGACTATTACAGCAGCTGGTTCTGACACTTACGAACCTTATCAAGAGGTTCATATTGGAACTGGAATACCAGCACAACAGGATTCATCTGTTGCTGGCGATACTATACTTACTATTACTTGTTCAGCTACCAATGGTGGTTGGGGTCAAATAGGAAGTACATTCATGTTTTATTGTAAAAATGATGGTGAATGGATAGTTAAAGTTAACGGTATCTCTAAAGGTACTGGTGCAACTTCAACAATCGCTTTTAGTAGTTAAAACTAAAGCATATAGTTATTAGGTACTATGGAGTGGGTTTATTCCCACTCCGAAACCTAAAGTAAAATTTAATTAAATAGGAGAATACAATGGCAAATTTTAGTACAACTACAACAGTTATTATCAATGATGTAAGTGTTAAAGCAGATTCTGTAGCAGGTTCATTAGCTAAAGAAATTAATGACGCAATAGAAGATATTGATACTGCAAAGCTTGTAGATATTAAAGCAGTAATGCTTGATAGAAGTAGAATGGCATATATTATAATTGAACAAAACTAATGGCTAAGTGTCAACATTGTAATACACCTAATGAAGAAGGTAAGTTTAATTGTCCTTCTTGCGGGTTAAGAGCACATCCTGCAAAATGGAGTACTCAGTTTGTTTTGAGAGATACACCTATGGCAACTGCTATTAGAAAAGACCAAATAGATTTTGGAAGTATGAGTATGGATAAACATATAGAAAGAACTAATAAAAAGAATAAACAAGAACGTTCAAAGAAAATGGATACAATGATTTTTGGAGAAAACAAATAATGTATGGAACAATTAAAAGCTCAAAGCTTAATGGCAAAAGAAGAAAGTATGCTATGAATAAAAAGAAAAAGAAAGTAGTAAGAAAAAAGAAAGCTTATAAAAGATGAATGAAGAATTACTAAAGCAGATAAGAGAAGCACTTCAGTCTATAGGACAAGGAGCATTGGTTCCACCTATTGCTGCAGGTAAAGACCTTTTAGATATGTACCAAGATACAGTTTCACCGTATAAAGAAGGTTCTGGATTAGAAATGTTTAATAAGTTTTTTAGTCCAAATAATAGAGAAGCTAACGGTGCTATAAATACAGAACAATATACTTTGCTAGATGCTATTGCTAAAGACCCAAAATATGGTGAAGCTGTTTCTGATTCTTTACAATCTTTTGGAGGTAAAGTAGGATTTTTAGAGTCTGATAATATAGCAAACAGAGTTCAAAATGATGGTGGTGGTGGACCAGGAAGAGGAAAGTATCAATACGAAATGAATGTGTTTAATAATGAAAATGATGAATATTTAAAGGAGTTAAGCAATCCTCAAGGTGGAGCGGAAACTGCTGTAAGAAGATTAATAAATTCTTATAAAAATTATGGTATGGAAATACCCGAAGACATTAACAATTTATTAAACTTATCTAAAATAGATGAACCTTTATATAATATAGATTTTTCTCAGCTTCCAGAAGAACTACAAGATGAATTATTTTATGCAGACAAACAACAAAACCCAAATTTTAAACTAGCAGAACTAGGTTCTGGAAAACTATCTATGAAGGATGCTTGGTTAAATTATCACTGGTCTGGTGCAGAAGCACAAAGAGAATCTAAATCAAATTATTAT